TTGTATAGAATACTAGGAAAGGCTTATGCTTAAACTGTTCTTCTATAGCTGGTGATAGCAATTTATATTGATTAATCTTCTTCTTGTTTTCAGACATGGATTGAGTGCGATCTACTTCAAGGAAATGAAATATATTGTGGAGGGTAAAAGTAGCGTCTGGGATAATAGTGGATTCTTTGTAGGATAGTCCGTTTTTATATTTGAATGTTATTTTCTGTTCTGCTTTCCAATCTTGTGGAATCTTAAAATATAAGTACATGTCATTTCTAAGCAAATGATGATCGACAGTTAAGGACCATTTAATTTCTGTTTCAGAACCAATTATTTCCCTTCCTAAATTGTTTAGATAGTACACGTTACGTCCATTATGCTTTCGAATAGTTAAATACTCCTTCATTTGATTAAGCACCTTAAGAGCATTCCTAAGACTTCCTAATTGATGTAGCTGCCTTAAATGTTCACTAGTAGCAAACTTTAATTCATTCAAACTTAACAAGATCTTCTCTTGTCTCATTTTCTTTTTCTCTATACTCGATAATGTCATCTGGTTTCACCTCTAATACTTGTGCTTCTTGGTATTTTTCTAGTCGTTCCCACATCTCTTCATGACTTATAAATGGCGCTTGTAATTCCCTTAATTCGTGCGTTTTGAATATAGCCCTACCTTTGATATTACTCGGTAGTTCTTCGGCTCCTTCGTCATCTATAGCGACCTTAGAAGCATATCCACTCGGTAAACGAAAAGATATTTTGGCATCAGCATTCTGTTTAATCTGTCTAGGTAATGTATCAGCTGTAGGATATTGAGTTGCATAGATTAATCTATATCCTAACGCTCCTGCCACCCTTGCTATCTCTGATAAAACACCTTGGCAATAAGACAGTAATTGTTTTTCTTGTTTACTGTGGAATTTATCTGGTGCCAATTGTGCTGCTTCATCCACAATAATGAACCTACGTTTACGAATCTTTGTGTCAACTACATTCGAATAATTATTCTTACGGAAAAATTCATAATCCTTAGCAAACATCGATTGTAGTTTTTGAAGTAGTTCTGTGGCTTCGTATATGTCGCAAGCTACGTCTTTAACCTGTTCTAATGCTTTGTATCGATTGAACTCTAATCCACCCTTTAAATCGATTATATAGAACTCTGCATTGTTTTGGTGATGTTCAATTACATAAGTCATCATCATGCGAAGAAATACAGTTTTACCAAATCGAGTTGTTCCTGCTGCCGTCATGTGTGGAGTGTGGTCAAAATTATGCCATAGAATTCCCCTAAGACTTTTTCCTAATGGAACGCTCCAATCATATTTAGAAGGCAATTCTGCATAAGGAAATAGTTCTGGCAACTCTTCATTAAAGACATGGACCATTAACAGCTTTTTATACTCGATTTCCACAGGCTTATTTAAGCCGTCACTAAATACATTGATTTCACTTTCGACTTTGGTCATTTTACTGGCCGGTAATCCTAAAGGTACACTGTACAAGTATGTGGTCCCAATTGCTTCTTGACCGTCCACAATTAATTGTTTTCCTTTATATTTCGGTAGCTTTAATTCCCCTTCCTTTTGTCTAATTCCATAACCAATGTTCTTCATGATTCGTTCAATTTTTTTATGGTCAGCTTCTGCAGCCCTCGGTAGGATTGCGACAGCAAGAATGGCGAGGGGAAATGTGAGTAATTCGAGCATTTCGTTTCACTCCTTCGGAACTATTTTGTACAAGTAAAAACATATAAAACTACTATTGTCCTTATAGATAATCAAGTAGACACATTAAAACCCAGTTAATAGACTACGGAATAAGGGATTCTTAAAGATAGCCCATAATCCAGCTAATACGCCACCTGATACTACTACTAAACGAACGAGAGATTCATTAATTTCTACGCCACACTTTTCTAGCACTACTAAAGCAATTAATACGCCACCAGTCGACACAAAAAATGTAAGTCCTCCATCTAACCAACTGTGGACAGGCATTGTAGGATAGATATTGCCAGTTAAAAATGACCTGAATGGGATAACCTCATACATCGGTACCACTCCTTATCCGTTTGATAGTCTATTGATATGCACTAGAAAAATAATATTGCCTGTCTTTCACAAATAAATTGTGCATATATTTAATGTATTTTTGTTAAAGGATTTACATTCTAATTGTGGAATATTATTAGTGGTGATGAATATGTTGATAAGTAATATAGGAAAGTTAATAGACGAATCCCCTTATAAGAATGAATATGTTATGATGTATATGGAAGTATCTAGAAATA